CTAATCGATGGACAGTTTATGGACACTTTCAGCCAGCGGATTAAAGTTGATCGCGTCCAGTAAAAAGTCCGGCGAAAAATGAGCGTACGTCATTGTTTGCTGAATCGTTGCGTGCCCCAGGATTCGTTGCAACGTAACAATATTTCCGCCATTCATCATAAAGTGTGTGGCAAATGTATGACGCATGACATGCGTAGCCTGCCCCTTCGGCAAATCCGGTTTCACCTCCTGAAGAATCTCCCGGAACTTCAGATAATCAACCTGATACAATAACCCCGTTCGACGGGTTTTAATCAGAGGCACGACCGAATCCGCCACAGGAACCGAACGGGATTTTCCGTTTTTGGTGTTAAAGAACGTCACCCGGTTGCCAACGATATGCTCTCCACGTAGTTCCGATGCTTCACTCCATCGGGCACCAGTAGAAAGACACAGAATGGCAACACGACGCACATCACCCTCCAGTCGCTCAAGAAGCCGTTCAATCTCATCATCAGAAAGAAAGGCCATCTCTGTGTTCTGAACTTTCAGTTTTCGTATACCGCGTACAGGGTTCGCGTTGTGAAAGACCTCAGCTTCAATCAGCACCGTGAACATGGTAGACAGTACGCATAAGTCACGATTAATACTGGACGGCATTAATCCGGCCTGTAATTTCTCTGACCGATATTCAAGCATAAATTTTCGCGTCATCTGACTGGCGCGAGGATCTCCCATTTCACGAACAACCTTCCCTAGCCTAACCCTGTAGCTATCCCCGTAAGCCTGATTACGCCCATCAAGCATCCACCACGCATCAAGCAGCTCTGATAATCGCCGCTGATCAGCTGGCTTAGCCTGCCATGGCTTGTCATGAAAGTTCTGTAACACATACTTCTCAAACTCCTGAGCCTTTGATTTCAGGGCAAAGATTTTTCGAATCCGCTTTCCTTCCGCCCCCTGCGGTCTGACATCGACCTGATAACGTCCGTCTTTGAGTTGCTTAATCGACATGATTAGCCCCTCCAACGGATAAATTAACTAAACACTCCTTGCGATATGTAATTCGCTCAATGTGTAGAGTCAGCCAACATTGCGGCCTGATCGGGGTGATTTTTGGGTAATACCGATTGAAACCTGATCGCCCTCCGACTGAATAGATCCATCAAGAGAGAGAGCCGGAGCAATCTGCCCGGCGACAGGTAGCGTCTTATCTTTTATTAGCCACAGCATGTATTTTTCAAAGCGATCGACTTGCAGAACCGCCTCAACGATTTTTGCTCTAGCGTTCTTTTGCCCCGATTCGTAATTCCTTATGGTTGCCAAAGACAACCCAGTAATATCCGCAAACTGCTTTTGTGTTAACCCTTCCGCCTTACGTATCTGACGTAACTTTTTTGCGTAGTCTATTGACAAGATAACCATTTGAGTATTAACCTCTCGCACAAAGATAACCTTTTGGTTATCTTTACAAGCCAAAACAAACCATCACAAGGCGCGACAAGCGCACCAACGCAAGAGGATAACAAATGCGGGACTTCATTGCCGATAAAGAGTTATCTGACCACCAACCACTTCAGGAAAGTGACGCACTCAGCGGATCCATTGATGCCGCCAACGACGACGAGCACGAAGAAAACAAGAAAAAGCGTTCCTACAAAAAAGGAGCGACTTTGCGGCTGGATGGTCCGATCGCCGGGCTTTGCTCTCTGGAAAAAGGCGCGGCATATATTGGGCTAACAAAATCTGCACTGCGCGTAGCCATTCATCGCGGTCAAATGCCGGGACACAAGACGCGCACAAACCCGGAAGATGAAAACTCAGACGGAGTATGGTGGTTTAACGCCAAAGAGTGGGACAAGTTGGCTGATGAGCTACCAGAGCACGAGCCCCCAGAATGGCACAACTGGAAAAGTTACTGGACGTATGACCGCCAGAAAAGGAAGTTCTCTCCAGCTAATAAAGAAGACTGCCAGACCATTAACGGTAAGCGAGTTTATACAGGCAGAAGCTCAAAACTGGACCAACTCAGAAACAACAGAGGCAACTAATCGTATGAAAACAAACACGTCAGATTTCACAATAACTATTTCAAAAAATGACCAAGCATTAATTGATAACCTGAAATACCTTGCGGAAAAACATAATAACGGACGAATTGCAATTAATTTACGACACATCACAGGAGTAACAATTGTAACCAGTTACTGGCATCTATATCTAATCGCTAAATCAGTACTTGAAAACAAAGATTCTGTTGTCAATGGAAGAGATATAGATACTCTTCCTGCACAAATCAAACCGATAGCCTATCAATTGCGTAATCGTTTTAAAAATGAAGGTGGGATTATATTTGACTTTCCCGCAGCTGTAGCCGTGAGCTTCTCTCGGGGGGATATACTTCACTCATTTCGTTTTGCTCTATCAGGTGACGAGACATTATGGCAGGTAGAAGATGCCGGGAGCAGCCCGGCATAAATCAAATTAAAAATCAACCAGTTGTGTGACAGGTGGGTATTTACGCTGAATTTTGTCAGTTACTAACGCCAGTAATATATGAATCTCTGTGTTTAATGCGTCTTTATCACCCGTCGTTTTTACCCTGGGAGGGTTAATGTTATCCAGAGCAGCACTAAGTTCACTCAACAAATTAACAACTTTTTTATCTTCTGACATGAAAACCTCTTAACAATTTAATTAAACATAAGCCAGGACCTGAACCGGCCAGTCCAAGTCCTAGACACACAAAAAAAATACCACAAATCAATACAAGGTGACACGAGTACACCTTACCGAAGGTACAGAGTTTTAATATGAAACTACAGCGCAATTCTTCACAGCAGCGCTTCCGCAACGGTGCGGAACGCCATGCTAACCGTTTCGCTACCAGTGCATCACGTAGCAACTCTCGCTACAGCCTGAGCGAAACACACGCAACGCCGGATGGCTACCCAGTAAAACAAATTGGTGAACACACTTGGCTGATTGAAAAAGCAGGAATCGTGGTTCACAGATGCCAGCGCAACCCATTTACCGGAAACCGCATTTTTGCACTGAGCAACGGCGACAATCAGTTCGGGCAGGATTTCACATTATACGAAGCACTTCGCACGGTTGATCGTCTGCTTCACGGGCAAAGTTTTATTAAACAGGCTGATTTATAACAGGTGCTTTATGACCAAAGAGCATGCACAAGGTGTATTTATCCGTTTTATTGATTTTCGCGGTGAACTGTTATTACGCGCATCAGCCATTGACGGAGTTGTTCCATCCGAAAAAAATGCAGCTACTTACGTTTATCTGAACGGCACGCGCCTGACCGTAGAACTTCCGTACCAGACTGTACACGAAATCATTAGCGAAGCGGAAAAAGCACGTAAGACTAATGGCGATGAACCCTATATCGAAATTATTTGTATGGATTCAGAAGCAGAAATTCAGAAAGCAGATTAAAGGGCGTTGCGATGGGCAAAGAATATAAAACTCTCATTAACAAAGCACTTGAGCGTTTTTATTTTCGCTTAAGTGCATCAGGCGCTCATGCTGAACGTGCAGCCCGTGACTCATTGACCAGGGCAATCCGGAGTCTGTATGACGTGGCTTTTTACGCTGATGATCTGGATGCACTTAACGAACTTTCCGAGCTGATCTGTGCCGCAGAATGCGGGGAACATATTGAACCGTATAAGCTGGGGAATATCGCATGAGTATATTTATGTCATGGATTGTTCTGATTATTTCAGTGGTCTGCGCAATTGGCATTGTGCGAATTATTCATTCAGTAAAAAAGATTGAACGTTTTTTCACTGGTGAATAACGATACAAATAAAACATCAAATTAAATAAGAAAACGTGAAAACCATCCGTATTAACGGAGGTATTCGCACACGCAAATAACGGAGATACAAAAATGCACGCAAAAGAAGAAGGTATCATCAGAGCACTGAAAGAAATTTCAAAGACAGAAAACGAAGTAGCGAAAAAAGCCATAGCAAATAATCATATGGACGTCGCAACCCACACACTGATAGTCGCAAGAGTCACGGCAGAAGCAGCCGAAATTATCGCAAAACAGGATGCTGAACTGGCGGTTCTCAGAACACAACCAGTCACCGGACTGGATTTGTCTAACACCGGACGCCTTATTTACACAATTGGCTCGGAGCTACAGCGATACACCATTATCGCCGGGTTACAGGATAAATACCTGATCACTCCTCACCCCATAAGGGAATCAGAAATTCTGACAAATCTCCGCCTGATAGAGCGCTCTCAAGTCGCATTCATTGATGACGCACAGTGCACCGTATTTAACGCATAGAGTTACTGGACAAAGGGGGCGCAATGGCAATTAAGCATTTTCCCGTCGTTCGCTTTACCTCCAGAGGGCGCGAATACGAGGTCGACGAACGCCTGATTACCACTATCGACAAACATCGTTCGGAAAAGGATGCACACCACATCTACCTCACTGACGGCACTTACTTCTGCGCCACTAATGTGGCGCGGGTAAACCTTATCCGACAGGTACAGGAGCCACGCAGATGACCATTCTGGACTACATCGCTACTCATCCGGGGTGTAGCGGCGGAGAGATCGCCGCAGCACTGAATACTCCAACCACAGCCATTAATGCTGAGTTACGCCAACTTTGGCGCGGCGGCTTAGTCATCAGAACAAACCGCAGCACAGGTGGTCGCGCTCGCAAAACTGGAGGCCAGGCTTCTTACCACGTAAACCCGATGCCGTTCGGGTGTAGCAATCCACTTACTCACATGTTTAACCAGCTACTGAAGGAAGCCAGAACATGAGCACCATCAACCACCAGAAGCTACGCGAACTGGCATTTGCCCTGCAACGAATGGCAACACCTCAAAAATTACTGGCATTTCGCGCAATGCTCTCGCCGTCTGCTGCGCTGGCATTGCTGGATGAGCTGGAGCACGCCAGAACCACGGCTCCTGCCATTCGCCTGACGCTCCATCATGAAATCGCTGATTTCTGCGCGACATTGGAGGTGCCAGGCGAACCGGAAACGCCGGAAGCAATACAGCAAGAGCTGCTGCAACGTATTGACAAGGTTTTTGATTTTTTTCTGAACCAGTAAGAAACCAGAGCATGCACACACAAAAAAACCGCTTGCCATGCCGCAATCAGTCAGGTTACATTTCCGCTGCACCTCATAAAACGGGTGCCGGGTTTCGCAGCCTGCTGACTACACAAGCGCACAACCGCGCCAGCGGTTTTTTTGTGCGTACTGTATTGCCACGTTTTTTTCGCGTCAGAATTATGGCGGGGCGTACGGGGCCGACTTCGGTCGGGCCGGGTTCTTGTGTAGCCGGTACTGCGAACCTCGTACGTCTCGCCACCCACAGTTTCGCAGCTCTGGATGGTGAGTTTTCACAACTTACTACACAAGGGGCCACACCATGGCAAACCGCAAACAGCACCGCGCTATCGCGGAGCGTCGTCACATCCAGACTGAAATCAACCGCAGACTTTCCCGCGCATCACGCGTCGCGCAAATCATGCACATCAATATGCTGCATGAGCGCAGCCACGCACTATCAAACATTTATTCCGCCTCTGTTTTCAGCTATCTGGCGGATGATCTGCACGAGCTTCAACAGCTCATCCAGCAGCAAAACAAACTCCATTAATTCCTGTTCCGGGCCTTTCCTGCACCTTGCGGCGGGAGGCCTTCGCACATCTGTAACAAGAGGATTGCCGCAATGATTCTCGCCAACGACTTTCTTGAATACCTGCTCAATACAGAACGTGATCTTGCCGCTCGCGTGCGTGATCGTTATGACATGTACCTGAAATCCCTGCCTGTACCGCAGCTCGCTGACGGAAAGATTGTTATTGATGGTCGCTACATGATTGACAGCCACGAGGGAAATTACAGGCTTTACCGCATTGAAGGTGGCACCCCGTCCGTTATTGGCATTTACCAGCGCCCATCCTCTGCAATCGTCGATGTGATTGCCGACAGCATCCGCATCACACATCGCCATGCCGACACAGAAGACACCGTGCTGGAAATTCAGCGGCTGGCTACAGTCTGCCGCGACACCCTGAATGGCATGACGAAGTAAATCACTATGACGGCAGAGTACCTCAGGGACTGGCAACAACCGCGCCACGCAGTGGGGCGTGAAGGAACGGGGATCCCCGCTCCTGAATCCGCGCTTTCCTCCTGGCTGGATGCCTACCGGGCAGAGAACGAGCGCCGCCAGGAAATGGCTGATGCGGCGTTCTCAGCCACGCCGCTGGGCAACCTGATTAATAAAAGCCTGGACGCACAGGAAAAACAGGACAAAACCATCACACTGGCAGGAGACGCCAGAAAACAGGCACGTGGCGCGGTGGATGAAGCCATGGCCTCGCTGCGCCTGCTGCCGTCCTATCTGCGCGATCCGCTTATTCGCCACCTCTCCTTCCTGCGCAAAAAACAGGAAGCCGATCGCCGGAAAGGCAAAAAGAGCTGGCAGGCGGAACGCTATGCACGCGGAACCCTGCGCAAAATATTCGAACGTCTGGATAGCACTGACGGACGCTGGCTGACACCGGGTTATCGCTCCCTTGCCGGACGCGAACGCCTGGACGATTTGCTTTACCTGCCGCAGCTCAACAAACACCAGATACAGACGCTGGCCACCATGACGGCGGCGATGTTCAGCAGCACCTTCGAAAAACTCTGCGATGGCTTTGGCGCGACCGATGGCGAGCTGACCATGGATGTAACCCTGAAGGCGTATCAGATGCTGGCCCGCATGGCGTTACACCTGCACGCCATGCCTCCACATTATGACGCACTGACAACAGACAAAGACCGGAGGAACGAACCGGACACGGAGCTGCTGCCGGGCGCAATCCTTCGCCTGACCTGTGCGGAATGGTGGAAACGCAAACTGTGGCTGTTACGTTGCGAGTGGAGAGAAGAACAACTCCGCGCCGCCTGTCTGGTTTCCAGAAAAACATCACCCTATCTGAGCCAGGACGCGTTAAGCGAGTTTCGCGCACAGCGCGAGAAAACACGCGATTTCCTGAAAAGTTTCATGCTGGAAAATGAAGACGGGTTCACGATTGATCTCGAGACAGTGTATTACGCGGGAGTAAGTAACCCGGTTCACCGTAAGGCAGAAATGATGGCCACCATGAAGGGACTGGAACTTCTGGCCGAAGCCCGTGGCGACAAAGCGGTGTTTCTGACTGTCACCTGCCCGTCAAAATACCACGCCACAACGGAGAACGGTCATCCGAATCCCAAATGGAACGGGGCCACAATGCGCGACTCCAGCGATTACCTGGTTAACACGTTTTTTGCGGCGGTCCGCAAAAAACTGAACCGCGACGGCCTGCGCTGGTATGGCATCCGCACGGTGGAGCCTCATCATGACGGCACCGTGCACTGGCATATGATGGTCTTTGCACATCCGGAAGAAATCGACACCATTGTGTCCCATACCCGCGATATTGCCATTCAGGAAGACCGCCACGAGCTGGGCAATGATATTACTCCGCGCTTTAAGGTGGAGTATGTCGACGGCTCAAAAGGCACGCCAACCAGCTACATCGCCACCTACATCGGAAAGAACCTGGACAGCCGCGCCGTGGATGGCATCGACCCGAAAACGGGCAAGCCACGCGTGGACCACGAAACCGGAAAATCAATGGCCGAGAGCGTGGAGCGCGCCATCGGCTGGGCGCGCCTTCACCGGGTCCGTCAGTTCCAGTTCTTTGGCATCCCCTCCCGTCAGGTGTGGCGTGAACTGCGCCGCCTTGCCAGCCAGATGGCACGCAATCCGGAAGGCCCGCAACGGCTGAAAGATGATGCAATGGATGCGGTACTCGCTGCCGCCGATGCCGGGTGTTTTGCCACCTACATTGAAAAACAGGGTGGCGTGCTTGTTCCACGCAAGGACTACCTGATTCGCACCGCCTACGACCTCGCAGATGAGCTGAACGATTACGGCGAACAGAGCGTACAGATTTACGGGATCTGGTCACCACTCATCGGGGAATCCTCCCGTGTGTGCACGCATCCGGATAACTGGAAGCTGGTAAGACGTAAACCGGAAGCGGAAGACAGCGCCCGCGAAAATGGTTTTGACCTTCAGGGCGGCCCTGCCGCCCCTTGGACTCGTGGCAATAACTGTCCCCGTGTACAGGAAACGGACAACAACGGGACAGAACAGCCGGAAGAACGGCCAGCACCGTGGCCGCAGCTCCCTGACGGCGTTGAAGTGAACGAATGGATGCGCTCACTGAAACGACACGAACGCCGGGCGCTGATGCGTTCGCTTCGTGACAAACAGGCAAAAAACAGCAGCGATGAAATGCAGAGCTGGACACAGAGCCGCAAACAGCAGCGGCCTTTGCCTGATAACCACGAATTACTCGCTAAAGAATGGCGGGAGTCTGCTGAATCTCTCGGCCTGCATATCGGTGAACAACAGATGCAGCACCTGTTACGGGGCGGCAGTCTGTACGTTGACGGCAGCATCATTGCACCGCAGGGATTTGAAATTGTACGCAAACCGGATACCCGCCCGGACAGCCGAATCACGCAGCTCTGGCAGCGCCTGAGCCGTAATCATGGCGTAAGCAGCACGGAGATCCGCCATAACCCGGTCGCCAGCTATCTGGCACAGCTGGGGGCATCAGACCCTGAAGCCGCCGCACGCCTGGCATCCACACTTCAGCAGGGCCAGAACACCATGAAAACACCCGTTACCGTGCTTTCTGACATGCTGCGCGCCATCCGCGACGCAGAGCACGCACAGAGAATCAGTGAAACCACTGAACGCGCCAGCCGCAAAGCAGACCTGCTGCGGGGTGGCCTGACCAGTGGAAACAAAAAACAGACAGAAACGGGACTTACGAATCCCGTAAATGAGCAAAAAACGCGCAGCGATATATGAAGCGCGCACAAAACAGGCAAAAACGGGATTTCAGAATCCCGTAAACGATTAATTAATCAACATAAGGAAAAGCGACATGAAAATTTGTATCGACGACGGCTCCACCAACATCAAGCTGGCATGGACTGAGAATGGCGAACGCCGCAACGCCATCAGCCCGAACAGCTTCAAGTCGGAATGGTCTGCGCCGTTCGGTGGCATGCAGCCCGCGAACTACATGCTTGATGGCGTGCGCTATGGTTTTGATCCGGTTAGCGATCGCTTTGTCCAGACGACCGACACGCAATACCAGTACAGCGATGTGAATGTAATCGCCATTCATCACGCGCTGGTCAAATCAGGCATCACGCCACAGGAGGTGGATGTGGTTGTCACCCTGCCACTGAGCGAGTATTTCGACACAAACGCACAGCCGGACATGGCCAACATCAACCGCAAAAAAGCGAACGTTATGCGCCCGGTGGAATACCAGAACGGCGAAGCATTCACTATCCGTAACGTGCGGGTTATGCCTGAATCCATTCCGGCTGGCTTTAAAGCACTGGCTGACATGAGTCCGTTTGAATCCCTGCTGATTGTGGATTTAGGCGGAACCACGCTGGATGTGGCAAAGGTTCAAGGGCAACTGGCAGGTATCAGCCAGGTGTTTTGCGATCCACACGTAGGCGTTTCCCTGATGGCCGATGCCGTACTGTCGGTGATGGCCACTAACGGTATGCGCACCAGTCACCACATCGCCAATACCATTATCGAACATCGCCATGATGAAGCCTGGCTGCGCCAGCACATCCACAATGACGCGCATTACGCCAGCCTGATGGCGGTTATTCGTGAAAAGGAAGAAACACTGAAACAACGCGTGATCCGCGCGCTGGCGGTTTTTTCGGGTTACGGGCGGGTGATGGTTGTCGGTGGAGGGGCGGAGATTGTGGCACCCGCTATCCGCGAAGTCTGCGGAGTTAATGCGACTTTCATCGCGGACGGGGTGCCACAGTTTGCTCTGGTTAATGGGCTGTACGCAATGGACAAGGAGTAAACCAATGACGACACCAACCAGACGGATAAGTTTCTATCTGAAGCCCGCCGCCGTCAAGAGTGAACAGGAGGCGTGCAATTACCTCGATAGCCTGCCAGCCTCCGAACGCAGCCGCGCGCAACGCGCGGCCTTTCTGGCTGGGCTAGCGCTCATAAAGCGCAACCCAGCATTTGCCTACTGGATGGCCGAATGGCCAGAGGACAACCTCCCCTTCAATACCGTTAGCATCAAGGAAACATACCAGGATAATCAGCCTAGCGGAGTTGAATGCAATTTTTATAAAATAAAAAAGAATATTCAGACCTTATTCCCAGAATAATCTGATAATTGTATGTGAACTAATAAAATACAGACCAACACATCATTCTGGCACCCTTGCTAACAGGGTGCCAATGTTTCAAATCATGATGAAATTGCCGAAGTTTTTTTATCGTGAAAAGCCCGCGACTGGTACCGTCAGCATCATGCTGACAGCAACTGGTATGAAAACGTGTATGAGGACTTCAGGGCGGTCTGTGGCATTTTCGGAATTGACCTCCGCCAGCGCGTTTTCCGGCTCAGCAACGGCAGGTTTATGGAAGAGGCGTGCATCTGGTTCAGCGGATTCTGCAGCCAGGGGGACGGAGCCTGTTTTGAAGGACGCTGGCACTGGCAGCCAGCAACAGCCAGAAGGCTCCGGGAGTATGCCACACAGGACCATGAACTCCATCGTATCGCGGATGCCCTGCAGGCGGTGCAGAAACGTAACTTCTGGCAACTGCAGGCTGAAATCCACCACCGGGGACGTTACTGCCATCCGTACAGCATGGATATCACTGTTACCCGGAACAGTCCGACTGGTCAGGCTATGACAGCCGATGCGGAAGCCGCTGTCAGCGAAGCCCTGCGCGACTTGTACCGTCAGCTGGAAAACGAGTACGACAGGCTGACCTCTGATGCCGCTGTGGATGAGGCCCTTCTCATCAACGAATACACCTTCACCGAAGCCGGTCTGCGCGCCGGCTGACCTGAGGACTTTATCGTGTCAGACAAACTCCATGAGACAAATTATCCCGACGACCATAACGACCGCCTCTGGTGGGGACTGCCCTGCACCGTGACGCCCTGTTTCGGGGCACGTCTGGTGCAGGAGGGTAACCGGTTGCATTACCTTGCCGACCGCGCCGGTATCAGAGGCCTGTTCAGCGATGCAGATGCGTACCACCTGGACCAGGCCTTTCCGCTGCTGATGAAACAACTGGAACTCATGCTCACCAGCGGTGAACTGAATCCCCGCCATCAGCATACCGTCACGCTGTATGCAAAAGGGCTGACCTGCAAAGCCGATACCCTCAGCAGTTGTGGTTACGTTTATCTGGCTGTTTATCCGACGCCCGAAATGAACTGTATGCGAAAGGACTGACCTGCGAAGCCGATACCCTGGGCTCCTGTGATTACGTTTATCTGGCTGTTTATCCGACGCCCGAAATGAAAAATTAACTCTCCAGAATAGCCTTCTGCTACGGCCTGGTGTTTTCACCACGCCACTTTTCCATTTTTATATCTGCATATCAGGAAAATCTTCAGTATGAAAACATTACCTGTATTACCCGGGCAGGCGGCCAGTTCTCGCCCGTCTCCTGTTGAAATCTGGCAGATACTGCTGTCCCGACTGCTGGACCAGCACTATGGCCTCACACTGAATGACACACCGTTTGCCGATGAACGTGTGATTGAGCAGCATATTGAGGCAGGCATACACGTACGGGCGGCATCGCGCTGCCCGTCTCCCGTCACCATCTGGCAGACACTGCTCACCCGACTGCTGGATGTTCCGTCACCCGGAAAACGAGTACGACTGGCAGAGCTCAGACGCCGCTGTGGATGAGGTCCTGCTCATCAACGAATACACCTTTACCGAAGCCGGTCTGCGCGCCGGCTGACCCGTCATCGTTAAACTATCATTCACCGATTTTCTGTGAGGATTTTATCGTGTCAGACACACTTTCCGGGACAACGCATCCCGATGACAATGACGACCATCCCTGGTGGGGACTACCCTGCACAGTGACGCCCTGTTTCGGCGCCCGTCTGGTGCAGGAGGGTAACCGGTTGCATTACCTTGCCGACCGTGCCGGTATCAGAGGCCGGTTCAGAGATGCGGATGCGTACCCTCTGGACCAGGCCTTTCCGCTGCTGATGAAACAACTGAAATTAATGCTCACCAGTGGTGAACTGAATCCCCGCCATCAGCATACCGTGACACTGTATGCGAAGGGGCTGACCTGTGAAGCCGACACCCTCGGCTCCTGTGGTTACGTTTATCTGGCTGTTTATCCGACACCTGAAACGAAAAAGTAAACCACCAGAATAACCTTCTGCTCCGGCCTGGTGTTTTCACCACGCCACTGTCCCATTTTTTATCTCTGCATATCAGGAAAATCTTCAGTATGAAAACATTACCCGACACGCATGTACGGGAGGTATCGTGCTGCCCGTCTCCAGTCACCATCTGGCAGACACTGCTCACCCGACTGCTGGACCAGCACTATGGCCTCACGCTGAATGACACACCGTTCGCTGATGAACGTGTGATTGAGCAGCATATTGAGGCAGGCATTTCACTGTGTGATGCAGTGAACTTTCTCGTGGAAAAATACGCACTGGTACGTACCGACCTGCCGGGATTCAGCGCCTGTACCCACTCTCAGTTAATAAACAGCATCGATATCCTCCGGGCTCGCCGGGCAACAGGCCTGATGATCCGCGACAATTACAGAACGGTAAATAACATTACCCTGGGAAGCATCCGGAGGCGAAACGATGAAACTGGCCCTGACGCTGGAAGCCGACAGCGTTAACGTGCAGGCGCTGAACATGGGGCGCATTGTCGTTGACATTGATGGTGTTAATCTCGCTGAACTGATTAACATGGTCTGCGATAACGGCTACTCCCTTCGTGTTGTTGATGAATCTGACCGGACCTCAGCAGACTGCACGCCACCATTTGTTGCCCTTACCGGCATACGCTGCAGTACCGCACATATCACGGAAACGGACAACGCCTGGCTGTACTCGCTGTCACACCAGACCAGTGACTTCGGTGAATCAGAATGGATTCATTTTACCGGTACCGGTTATCTGTTACGTACCGATACGTGGTCATACCCGGTTCTGCGGCTTAAGCGCCTGGGGCTGTCAAAAACGTTCCGTCGTCTGGTCGTCACACTCATCCGGTGTTATGGTGTCAGTCTCATTCATCTGGATGCCAGTGCCGGATATCTGCCGGGTTTACCCACTTTCGACTGGTAATCCGGAAATTCACAACATGAAATCATTAACCACGGAAACAGCGCTGGATATTCTGATTACGTGGCTGCAGGACAATATCGACTGCGAATCGGGAATTATCTTCGACAACGATGAGGATAAAACAGATTCGGCAGCACTGTTGCCCTGTATCGCACAGGCCAGGGAGGGTATCCGTACCCTGCGCCAACAGTAA